AACAGCCATACCCTGCTGCCAGTCTTCCACTGCGTTTACAGGGCGACCATGAGGGTCCGTGGACCCCTTGGTGGATGGGACAGCGCCGTCGGTGCGGCAAAGGCACCCTGGTGAAGCCGCCAAACTGCGTTTCGCCCCGTCGTATGTACGCCTGGTCTTGTGTTGTAACTCGATCCTGTGGATGTGCCCGTGGATGATGGATGTTCGCTCATCGTCCACAACCGCTGCGACTGTCGAACCACGGCTCCTGGTGATGTGGCCGTGGATGCACGCCAGGTTCTGGTTCACCCAGTAGATGCCCGCCGGGTAACCACCGACATACTCGACGTTCAACGGGTCGTCTTGGAGGCGCAGCAGGAACGGAACCGACATCACGGGCCAGTCGTCGGGGCGGTCGGCACGCTTCAAGTGCAGGGCACTAGCCGAGTTGTTTGTGATCGCCTTCTGGAGGCGACGGTCATGGTTGCCCTCCAGGAGCACCATGTGAGCGTCGGGTGCATTCGCTCTCTGCTGCATAAGGAACCTGTAACCACGGTCGATGGACGCCTGGGTCGTCTTAGCGAATGCCGGCTCCTGCTCGAACTTGCCGAACTCAGCAAAGTCTAGGTAATCACCCAGGTTGACAATCAGGTCAGGGTCCAGGTCCTTGGTGATCTGCATAGCGACATCCATCGACGGTTCATGATGGAACTCGTCCATAGAGCCGTCTTCATACATGCGGTACCCGATCTGAGGATCAGGGAGGATGACACACGTCTTGTACTTCGACTTTGCCTTCGGTTGTCGTGGGGAAGGCTTGATCGTGATGGGTGCCGCCTGCTGAACCACGGGCCACTCGGGGCCGTCGGCCCACGCCGGGGCGATAACGACAGATACCCCGCCCAGGTCGTGGATTTCCGCCTCACCATCTTCGTTCTTGGTGAGGCCCTGCCATTCGGAGATGCGGACTTTCTCTACAGTGCCGATTTCCTCAGGGTCAATGCCGGAACGCTCCAGGAGGTCGGCGATTTTCCCTAGTCTTGACTTAGCGAGGTCTTCCTTGAAGGCCTCAGCCATGGGCCATGGTCCGCCTGTAGTTGGCTACGGCATTCGGGGAAACAGCGTGACCCTGCTCACTCATAACCTCAGCGATACGGGCATGGGGGATGCCGTCATCTTCTAGGGCAGCGAGTAGGGAAGCCTTCTGGTCCTCAGCCAACTCATCGAGGATCACGGCGACGCGGTGTCGCTGGGGCTTCTTGCGCCCGCGATTCTTCATTTCCTGGTACAGGTCCATGGCGATCTCCCGTCATCGGCCGGTTCCGCCTATACCAATGCTACCGCGCGTGGGCCCCTCAGGGGCCGCACCAGTTGCCTATGTCAGTTACTCACCCAAATCGGAGAAAGTAACCAGGTCCTGGAACTCACGCAGTTCCTTGAGGTCGATCTCAGCCAGAAGGTCGCCCTCGGTCGCCTCTACGGCGGCCTCTTCGACAACCTCGTCGGCCTTCTCGTCCTCGGCTTCGGGCTCTGGGTCCTTGGCCTTCGGAGCCTTGGCCTTGGCCGGGGCGGCGCCACCTGCCGGGGAACCTTCGACAGCCATCTGCTCTGGTGTCAATGTCCCACCGTGGCTGAGGTCGGCGACGACCTCTGGGGCCGCCTCACCTGCACCTTCGGCGCGCTCTGCCGACTCAGGTGCGGTGTTTGAGAAGCCAGGAGCGTCGCCGCCCTTTTCCTCAAGTTCACCCAACTGCTCGGAAAGGGTGTTCAACGCCGTGATGGCGTCCTGGATGACCGACTGCGCCGTGGGTCCATTGGACTCGACCTCGACCTCAGTCGTCTCAGTGATTTCGGCTTCGTCAGCCATGGTGTCCTCCAAACTGGACTTTATCTCGAATAGTTCGGCCCCCTTTTCAATGAGAGCATCTACTTCGTCGCAGAAGGACTCAGGGAGTCTTTCCTTGAGTTCCATAACGGCGTCTACATACTCGTCGGCCTTTAGTTCCGGCGGCTTTTTGCCGTCGTCCCTGTAATGGCCGGCGATGTGGTTGTACACACCCTTACGGTCGCTCCCCCTCAACTTCGTCCCCTTGCGGGCACCGTTGAGAAGGCCGAATGTGTTCTGTAGCGCAGACAATGCTGCCGGCCCTGGCCGACCGTCGCTACCGACAAAGTGGTGGACGAACGTATAGTTCGTCTTCATCTTGGGGTCTTCCCCGTCAATGTGAAAGGCGAAAATCTTGGAGTAGTAGGACTTGTCAGCCGGGGAACGCATGTTCCTGTAGGCGGTCTTGTCGTACCAGCCCTCGGCCTTGACGCCCGTCTTGTGCCTGGCTGTCGGGCCCTTCACGTCCTCGAACTCGATGTCCAGAGTTTCGGTACCCTCGATCGAGTCGCTAGTTAGACCGACCTCGTCTTTCATGTCGGGGTCTTCCTTCACGCTGACCGTCCGGGTGCCAGGAGCAGCGCCGAAGAGCACGGGTGAATACTCGTACCACTCAAGTTGCTTGATGTAGCGAATCCCCGTGTCGTCCTTCATCTCCGACCCGCCTTCGGGGACTGAGTAGCCGATCGACCACTCCTGCTCCCCACCGAAGAACTTGATGTCCTCGTAAGCCTCACGGCCACGGGTGGTGTTGAGGTTGAACTTCATCTTGACCAGGACGCCGCCGGCATCGACATCTCGTAGATGCTTAGGCAGCCGACTGTCACCGGGTGAAAGTTCAATAGCAGCGAGAGTCTTAGCGATGGGGATGGTCGTGTCGTGTGACCAAACACCCTTTGGGACGCGTTTCCCCAGGGTCTCGGCGTAAGCACCAGGCTCGATAACGTCCTTGACGTTGTCGACGATGTTCGTAACTGAAACGACAGCCTGGACAGTTCCCTCGGCGTCGTCGATTGCCTTGGCCTCCACGCGGGCCTGCTTTGATTCCAGTTCCACAACGCCTCCTAGACGGCTCTCCACCCAGAATAGCCGTCAGTGGTCGCCGTGGGTGGAGCGTTCAGCCGTCCTATACGAGGATTTGCGGGATTCCGAACTCCAACATGGCCGCCTGGTTGGGCTCATTGGTAAAAAGCATGGTGCAGCGGCAGTTCGCTGTCTCCTTGATCGACCCAGAAGGGTCCCCAGGGTGCATCATGCGGTAACCGCCCACCAGGAACGGCTCCGTGATCGGCCTGGCCTGACCATCAGCGCGAACATGCGTTGGCCGGACCTTTGAGTCCTCCATGGAAAGCCACACCTTGTATCGGTAGCCCTCCTTGCTGGCGCCGATCATCTGGCCCTCGTTCACGCCAAACACCACCGTGTTGTTAGCGATCATCCTGGCGCGGACTTTCACAGCGTCTGAGAAGACCTTCTCAATCTCTTCTGCGATGTCGTCCACCGACTTGCCGGCACCGACCCCCTTCTCGATCTTCTTCTCGATCTGGCGGCGGGTGGTTCTGTTGATCTCAGCGAATCTCGCCAAACCGGCCATAAGGGACCTAGAGAGAAGGAGGACCGCTTCGTCGTCGTCATCCTCCTGGTGGTCCTTGGTGCCCGTTATCTGGGTAACCCCGTGAGACCCCTCGACCAGGACGGCCGTCAGCCAGGTCTTGGCGTCAGCAAGCAACTGGTTGTCCCACGTGGGGATGTCCAGAATGTCGTTCACACCGACATGGATGCCCTTATTGACCTTCTCGCGCATGTTGCGGGACTTCCACTTCTCCAGGACAACGCGCTTCTGCCTTTGGAAGTAAGCGGCCATCTGAATCGCCATCGAGTCAGATAGGCGATCCATCTGCTGGTCTTGCTGCCGGCGTAGTTCGTCGGCGGCCTTGCTGTCTATCCAGAGTCCCCCGTATTGGAACCCCCAGATGTCGTCAGGAGTAAAGGGTCCGACTTCCTATCCTCCGTCCCATTCAGCGACGCTGCCTCAGGGACTGTGGCTGTCGGCTCGTCAACAGGAGAGAACGTGGGTGCCCCTGGCGCCTGGGTAGGTGGCCCATCCGGGACCACCTCAAACGTCGGCGGCTCGAAAGCGGTCGAGGGTGATTCCCCGTCAGCAACCGCCTGCCCAACGGCTATCTGCCCACCCCTGATGTAGAGCAGGTCAGAGCCAACCGGGTCGCGGCCGATCTTCTGCCGGTACTCGTCGATAGAGATAGCGCCGGCTTGGAGTTCCTGCAAATGGAATGCGGCCCGCTCCCGCTCATCGCGAGACAGGATGGCCACGTCGTCAAGGTTGAACTTGACCGTTAGTTCCTCAGACCCGTCCAGGCGGTCGAACGCACGTTCGATCAGCATGAGGTGGGGGAGCATCGTCTCACGCCAGAACACTTCAAGTTCCGTGTCGGCGTTAGCGAACGTCCGCTCCGAGGCGTTACCGATGACCGACTCGGGGACACCGAACGCCATGAGGATTTCCTCTTTAGCAAGTTGCTTCGACTCGGTGTACTGGGAATCACGCTGCGCCATCGACGTGTCGATCCACTTGGCCTGCTCGGCCTCCATGATCGTCATGCGGCCGGCACCGCCCATAGCGGTACCGGTGTTGCCGATAAAGCGGCGGCGGAGTTCCTCGGCGGCGTCGTCATCCAACTCGCCGTTCACCATCAAGATGCCACCGGGGCGGCCATCGTTGACCATGAAGTTCCGGTTGTAGATACGTGAGTAATAGTCGATGTCGATTGCCAGTCCGCACGACTCCAGGGGCGACTGCCCACGGTAAGGGTCGGTGGGGTGCGGGATTCTCACCCAGACAACGTCCTCAGGGCTAACGATGCGTTCCTTGTTGTTCGGGACCTGAACGGAGTAGCCAGAAACGAACTTCTTGGGATGGGGAACCGGGTAAGTCCACTGCGGAGGCAGCAGATACAGCCCCATCACATTGTCCAGGCGATCCTTGACGATCTCGATAAACGCGCCCCTCTTGGATAGGAGCACCTGGGACGACAACTGAAACCGGAAGTTGTAAGCGTCGTGGTGTGGATTCGCCTTCCTGTTCAGGACAGGCAGCAGGTGGTTGTCCTGGGGGTCGCCGTCTTCGTCGACAATCTCGACGGGTAGACGCGCCGCGTTCGACGCGATAGCGAAGACACTCTTGAACACCCAGGTGACACGGTCGTTGCCCTCGGTAACAGCGCGGTCAACGTCCCAGTCGTCCTTGTAGGCCCTCTGTTTGTCGATCCCGACGGTGCGGGCCATGTTCTGGTTGTAGTAGAACGCCTTTTCGGAGGTCGGGAGAGTGGCGCGTTGAAAGCCTTCCCGGTCGTGCCCAGTGAACTTGAACTTGTCAAGAAAACCCATTATCAGCCCTCATAGCCCATCAGGATAGAAACGAAGAGTAGAACAACTGCCGCCGCCCCTAGCCCGACTGTAGTGTTGACAGTGAAGCCGCCTGTGATGCTGGCAGAGACGCCAGACACGAGAGCAGCGGCGGAAATGCGCTCCTTGAGGTTCGTACCTCGGAGGAAAAGCACCCCCACTGCTGCCAGACCGCTGAGCCCTGCCCAGACCACTATCGCTGGGATGTTCGACATGTCCCTAGCCTACGCTTCCTAGCCTTCTGGCCGTGATAGGACCTACCAACCTGCAAATAGGCCTCGGATGCTTCCATCCTGAGTCGGATCAACCGGGAAACCATTGGTCAACTCGTAAAACAGTTCGTCCTCGATGCCATAGGCCCTGGCAGCCCTGTTAGCCATAACGACGGCCCCATGGGTGGCTGCTGAATAGGCGGTAAACAGCATCTTGAGAACGCCTGGGGAACCGTCCATGACGACCCACTCAAATAGGTCGGCGCGCCCCAGATA